AGTCAATACATCGCGCCAGGGTATGGCGCTGCCTATCGCTTACGGGCGATTATTTGTTGGATCGGCAGTGCTGTCCAGCGGTCTTGACGTTGATCAGGTGCAGGTATGACTCAGACCAAATACGTCGTTGGTGCCGGTGGTGGTGGTGGTGGCGGCAAAGGCGGTGGCGGATCAGGTACGCCAACTGAGGCGGATGATACGCTCCAGTCAACACAGTTTGCCAACGTCCTTGACGTAATTAGCGAAGGCGAAATTGGTGGCCTTGAGGACGGCAACAAAAGTATTTTCTTAGACGACACACCAATTCAGGCCACTGACGGCACCAACAACTTTGAGGGTTTTAGTGTTGTTACCCGTGTTGGAACGCAAGCCCAGACTCATCTTCCTGGGCCATTTAATGCAACAGAGCGAGAGACAAGCGTTGGTGTTGAGGTTGAAAAAGACACCTCAGTAACTCGCAGCATTACAGACACAGATGTCGATCGCTTGCGTGTCACGCTGACGATTCCATCGCTACAGATATTGGAGGACGACGGGGACATTGTTGGTCACAGCGTTCAGATTAAAATTCAGATTCAGTACAACAGCGGCGGATATAACGACGTTATTACTGACACGATCAGCGGTAAAAGCAGCAACCGCTATCAACGAGATTATTTAGTCAACTTAACTGGCAGTTTCCCTGTTGATGTGCGGATGGTGCGGGTAAGCGCCGACGAAACAAGTCAAAAACGGGCCAACACAACAATTTTTCAAAGCTTTACTGAGATTATTGATGATAAATTTCGCTACCCAAACTCAGCATTAGTTGGCCTGCGGTTTGACGCTCGTCAGTTCAGCAGTATTCCAGCCCGTAAATATCTAATTCGTGGAATCAAAGTCAAGATTCCAAGTAACGCGACGGTAGATACGACAACGCATTTGGGACGGATTACATATTCCGGGATTTGGGACGGCACGTTTCAAGCTGCGACATGGACAAATGATCCGGCTTGGTGCCTATATGACCTCCTGATTTCAGAAAGATTTGGGGCAGGTGTGCCTGAAAGCACGCTCGATAAGTACGACTTCTTTGCAATTAGCCAGTATTGCAATGCGTTAGTTAGCGATGGAGCGGGTAATCAAGAGCCACGCTTTAGCCTCAACATGCTGATCAACAGCAGGGATGAGGTTTATAACGTCATCCAGCAGATGACGGCTATCTTCCGTGGCATTGCGTATTACGGCGCTGGAACACTGCAGCTGCTGCAGGACAAGCCGTCTGACCCGCAGTACCTGCTCAGCCCTAGCAATGTTGTTGACGGTCTTTTTCAATATCAAGGCACGTCCCAGAAAGCACGTCACACCGTGGTTGTTGTGGCTTGGCAGTCATATGACACCCGTGGTGATATTGAATATGAATACGTTGAGGACCATGATGCGGTCGCCAAGTACGGCATCATCAAAAAGGACATCAAGGCCATTGGTTGTTACAGCCAAGGCCAGGCAAATCGAATTGGTAAGTGGACTCTTTTAAGCGAACAAAATCTTACCGAGACGATTCAGTTCAGCGTTGCGCTTGAAAGCGGCATCATCTTGCGACCTGGCATGGTCATTGATGTTGCTGACCCTGTTCGTGCTGGAGCGCGTCGTTCAGGTCGTATCAAGCGTGCAACTACAACAAAAGTTGTAACAGACAATGCTGACGGTCTGGTGACTTCATTGGCTGCTGCCAATAATCCAAAGCTGTCAGTAATTTTGCCTTCTGGATTAGTTGAGCAAAGAAATGTTCCTGTTGGCGGTATTACGTTTGTAGGCGGTGAGGAGACTAACTCTGTTGGCGATTTTGAGGTTGAGGATGGAGATATTTTATTGCTTGAAGACGGCAACGACTACATATTGCAGGGCGATTTAATTGTTGACGGGGTAGAGATTGACGTTGCCAGTGCATTCAGCCAAGTGCCAGCTGTTGGATCGGTATTTTTATTCCAGAACGACGATATTCAATCTCAACAGTTTCGCGTTGTATCTGTAGCTGAAGCTGGAGAAGGTATTTATGGCGTCAGTGCTGTTGCTTATAACAGCACTATTTATGACGCAGTTGAAACTGATGTCGAGCTGACCAATCGTGACATTAGCGATTTATCGTTGATCCCCAACGCAGTTGACAGCGTTAGCGTTAATGAATTTTTATATGAAGAAGGCAGCAGCGTGCATGTTGGTGCGTCAGTCAGTTGGAACCATGATCGTGTCAACGTTAGTGAGTTCCGCGTTCAATACCGAGTCGATAACGACAACTGGCAAGCTATAAACACATCTTCGCCTTCAGTGACTCTGCGAACTTTGCGTGCAGGTCGCTTATATATTCAGATCCAAGCCAAGAACTCTTTAGGTAAAGGCAGTCAAATTACGGCTGCAAATTTCCAACTGCAGGGGAAAACTGCTGCACCAGCAAATGTAGCTAACTTCAGCATGATTCCGGTTAACGGGCAGGCGCGTTTGACTTGGACGCAAGCTACTGATTTGGATGTCCGTGTTGGCGGCTATGTGCGATTGCGCCATTCGCCTGATTTAAGTGCCGTCACTTGGCAAAAGTCAACAAGTATTTCTCAGCAGATTGCAGGCTCTGCAACTGAAGCGTATGCCGATCTTAAGGCTGGAACGTACAGCGCCAAATTTATTGACTCTGGTGGTCGCGAAAGTTTGGTTGCAGCATTGGTTGAATTTACAAAGGCTGATTTACAAAGCGTTGAAACTGTTGGTGCGTTGAGTTCTACGGAAGACACAGCATTTAGTGGAACTAAAACCAACTTGACGGTTGACACCGTAAACAATGAGCTAGAGCTGGCGGGTACAGGCAATGAGCTAAACGCACTTGGTGACTATGACCTTGAAGATGGTAATGCGTTGTTACTGGAGGACGAAGAAACCTATGTGCTGCAAGGAGACAGCGAATTGCATACGTCTGGAACGTATGTGTTTAATGGTGGAAACACGTTTACATTGAGCGATGTCTTTAGCTTGAGGCTGGACAGCACGTTGCGGGCTCGTGCTTTCTTCCCTTATGACGAACGCATTGATGATGAGCCTGATTTTGATTCGATCACCGAATTTGATGGTGTCTCACCAAACACCTGTGACGTTGAGTTGTATATCCGCACCACGCAAGACGACCCGGCGGGTTCGCCAACGTTTACAAGTTGGCGTCAATTTAATAATGCGGAGTTCAAGGCTCGTGGCTACCAAGTCAAGGCAGAGTTCAGCACTGGCGGCCCGCAGGAGCAGATAGCTGTTGATCAGCTGCGTATTCAAGCTGCAATGCCAAGGCGTTCAGTAACTGGCTCGGTGACGACTAGCACCAGTGCAGACGTGTCAGTGGCCTACGGCACTGGCAACAAGTTTTACGTTGCTCCTTCTGTCGGCATCGTGTTTACGACTAACGCATCAGGCGACTACTACGTCATCAGCAATTCGTCGGCTACCGGATTTGACGTGTCGGTCTACAATTCCAGTAACAACCGGATTGCCAAAGCGGTGAACTGGACTGCCGTTGGTTACGGGATTGGCTGATGTCCTTTGTAAACGAGACAAAATCCACCCCGATTCAGAATGACACTGGAGCGAGCGTCCGGTCGGATATTAACTCCAATATGGCTGCGATTTACAGCCTAAATGCGAGTTCGTCTACACCCAGTGCTGCTAATTCTGTTGCCCGGATGATCTGGGCAGATGAATCGACTGATGAATTGAAGATTAGAAATGGAACTAATACGTCTTTCATCACCATTGGCTCTCTAAACGAGACCAATCTTGGACTGGCAAAGGTTGCTAGCCCAGCGTTTACCGGCAACGTGACCGTTCCAGCAGGCACGGTCAGTAGTTTGCCGGTTAGTTTTAGCGGGGACAGCAACACTGGATTCTTCAAAAATAGTGCTGACGATTTCAGCATTGTTACTGGTGGAACGCGGCGTGCTCACGTTGACAGCAATGGCATCACGATTCGGGATCGCAAAGCACTAAGGCTGCGCGACACCAGTAATAGCAACTATGTTGCGATTCGCGCTCCATCAAACGTTGCCAGCGACATCACGCTGACTTTGCCAAACAGTGATGGCGATGCAAATGATGTATTGCAATCAGATGGCAGCGGCAACCTGAGCTTTACTGCCTTGCCGCAGGCTGTGCCAACTGGTTCGGTTCACATGATGGCAACAACTACTGCGCCAGCGGGATATTTGAAGTGTGATGGTTCTGCAATTAGCAGAACGACTTACGCTGCCTTGTTCACGATTATTGGAACGACGTGGGGTGCAGGCAACGGCAGCAGCACGTTCAATACCCCAGATTTAAGAGGCGAGTTTGTTCGAGGCTGGGACGACGGCAAGGGCACTGACTCTGGCCGTAGCTTTGCTAGTTCACAGTCAGATCAAAACGAACAGCACAATCACTCTGCAAGTACAACCGTAGGTAGTCACACGCATTCTTATGCTTTTGCCCAAGGTAGTGGCGGCGGTGTTGGCAATAACTTTGGCGGCTCAGGAATTACGAGTGTTACGCAAAGCGGTGGTCGGTTAGCAGAATTAGAGCAATCAGGCGGCAATGATGGTCAGGATTTAAGAGGTTATACCGCTGAGACTGAAGGTACGCAGCCATCTGGTAGCACGACCATTGCTAATCAAGGTGGAAACGAGGCAAGACCGCGTAACATAGCCATGATGTACGTCATCAAGACTTAAGTACCATGGCTGACCGCAAAATCACTGAACTGACTGCAATGTCTGCAGGCACTCAGGCCACGGGCGACTTGCTGACGATTGTTGATGTCAGTGAAGCCGCTGCGGTTGATAAAAATAAGAAGATTACGGTTGAAAGTCTGTTTAAAGGTATTCCTTCAAATGTAGGGATTGGGGTAACAAGTCCGACCCAACCACTTGATGTCGATGGGTGGGTAAAAACGAGCGTCGGACTCTTAGGAACAACTGGACGTGTTTCAACCGCAAGCGGTGGTATCAATATAAGCACCGGTGCCACAGCAAACCCAATCATATTTACTGGCGGAACCGGTAGTGCCAACCGCGAGCGAATGCGAATCGACAGCTCGGGCCCCTTATTGATCAATAAAACAACTACGGGTTCCAGAGGTGACAGTGCTCCTTTGCAAGTTAAATCTGGTAATAGTGCATGGGGCATTAACTTAAGCTGTCGATCCAATAATGATTATGCGTACTTTACTTTTACAAGTCATGATACTAATGAAACACTAGCTGATATTTTTGTAGAAAGAACAAGTACTAGGGCAGGATATTTAGCTTTTGCTACTAATAATGGAAATACAAACGCAACCGAGCGAATGCGCCTCGACAGCTCGGGCCGGATGTTGGTTGGTACGTCTACGAGCACTACCGGAGCATCTTCTCAATACGCCAACCTTCAAGTTATTGGCAATCTTAGTTCCGCAACAAATCGAGGAGCACTCTTAAATCTGGGACACTCCGCTGCATCTGCTTCGGTCACGACAGGCGAGCTGATTGGTCAGGTCCTATTTACTGACAATGCTGCCGGAGAATACGGCTTCATTAGCTGCTTAGCAGACGGAAATGCCAGTTCGGGTGACTACCCAGGGCGACTGGTGTTCTCCACTACTGCGGATGGAGCGTCTTCTTCGACGGAGCGAATGCGCCTCGACAGCTCGGGCGCGCTGTTGGTGGGCAAAACCTCTCTCTCAAACACCACTAAAGGGGCATATATCAACCAAGATGGTCAACTTAATATAGTCATTAAAGACTCTGGAAGCGCACAACAATGTATATTCCTCAACAGGGAGGATTCTGACGGCACTCTTATACTGTTTCGTCAAAGTAATTTAACAGAAGGTAGTATCTCCGTTTCCGGTTCAACTGTTTCATATAACGGTGGTCACCTTTCACGCTGGGCACAACTTGCAGCTGGTGCAGCACGCACTGAAATCTTGCGTGGTTCTGTACTAAGCAACCTCAATGAAATGTGCGAATGGGGCGAAGAAGATAACGAACAACTTAACCGTATGCAAGTGAGTGATGTTGAAGGCGATAAAAACGTCTCTGGTGTATTTCAATCCTGGGATGATGACGATGACACCTACGTCAATGACTTCTATTGCGCGATGACGGGGGATTTTGTTATTCGTATTGCACAAGGAACAACTGTTGCTCGCGGAGATCTATTGATGTCTGCTGGTGATGGAACGGCTAAGCCTCAAGACGATGACATTGTGCGCTCCAAGACGATTGCAAAGGTGACTAGCACCACAGTTTCTACGACTTATTCAGACAACAGCTATTGCGTGCCTTGCGTATTGATGGCCTGTTGATCGGCAACCGCCCCATGGCAACGTGGGGCGCTCAAGTTACACTGACCCTATTGCTCCTTTTTCATGGCAAACACCTACACCTGGAAAGTCGGTCAGTGCGACAGACTTCTTCAAACCGGAATTATTACTACGCTCCACTACACCGTCACAGCAGAAACTGACGACGGCGTTTATTCCGCTGGTGCGTATGGCTCAATCGGTCTCGAAGCACCTGAAGCTGAAACGATGATTGCGTATGACAGCGTGACCGAGGCAAATTGTATTTCCTGGCTGCAATCCGCAATTGGTGGTGCAGACAAAGTCACTGAAATCCAGACTGCTTTGGATAATCAGCTCACAGAAAAGCGCACTCCAACAACAGGTGCCGGTACACCCTGGTCCGCCTGATGCAAAGACCTGATCCAATGATCCCCTGCAAGCCAGGGGCTGAAGATTTAACTGCGATGAATAATCGCAATGAGTGGATGACCATGCTCTTCATGCTGGAAGGTCGGGACAATCCTGACCATCCACAACGTGGTCTTTACACCGGATTGCATAAGAAGCACTTCTCTACGTTCCCTGGAACGGATGAGAACTAAGGAGCAGATCCTTAACCGTCCATTGACTGGGGCAGTTAATGTACCTACGGAAAACGTTTTCTCTTCCCAAAATGATCAAAGCATTAATCGTGAGTTCTGCCGTCGTTGGCGCTGCTGTGCTGGCATCTCCTGTCCAAGCCGAATCGAATTTTTACGTTAATCCCGAGTACAACGCTGGTTGGAGTGGCTCGAACTTTACTTCTGGTGTCCTAGACACTCACGTGGGTTATGAGTCTGGGGCGTTTTTTGTGCAGTTGGGGCCATCGATTTTGATGGAAGATAATGCTGATGCTGAGGTTGGATTCTCCGGAAAAACCGGTGTGTCGGCTGCTGTCTCAGACAACGTTGACATGTATGGCGAAGTTTCTTTTGCCAAATATGAATCAGCAGACGCAGGCTATGGCCTGAAAGTCGGAGCTAAGTACAGCTTCTGAGCTAGTCTCCAGTAGGGAGACACGCCGCCTCTTTCCTGTCCTCACACCAGGAAAGGGGCTTTTTCTTTGCACATCTAATCATGCAAAAAGTTTTTAATTTGGCCGGAGCCCTTGGGTTCTTGATGTCAGCAGGCATGGTTGCTGGATCGGTGATGCTTTACACCCGCATCCCATCAATCACAAAGCACTACATGGAAAAGCTTCAAGGCGAGTTGACGGGAGTGATGGCTGACATGGTGCCAGGCAAGATCGATGACGTGATGCCTGAGTTACCCACAAGCACTGGGTTGCCAGTCGAGCTTCCTAAGTCACCGTTCTGACTAGATGCCTGACATACCGGATATACAGATCCGAAGCATTGAACCACGGATAATTCCTGAACCATACGTTTACGCTCCACCGGTAACAGCAGAGCTACCGCCTGCCCTGATTTATCAGGTGCCTGGTTGTGCCAACGTCCATAGGGATGCACAACTCAATCCATCACTGCTTCGTGATGATCCGAATGGTGTTGGAACGGCTTGCCCTGAAGGCGAAATGCCAAGTTATGACCCGATGGATTGGAATCCACAAGATTTAAAAATTATTGAGGCAGCACCCAAACAAAGCCAACAAGAAGAAAAGGCCCCAGTGGGGCAAAAAACCAGGCCGAAATTACCACCGCCAGAGGATAAAAAGCCAGAAATCGATTGTCCTGTTGCAGACGCTGCAGAGATTGGCACACTGTCACCCGATGGCCGCAAGATTCTTGAGTCCTACGAGTTGGTGGATGGCGTCTGCAAAGAGGTTTACAGAAACGTACCAGTAACAGAGCAGTTGATCAAAGCTGTTCCGTCTCCTTATCAAGCAACGCAAACTGCAAGCATCGCCGTGCTTGCTACTACCGCAGCATTGAGTACGCCTTTTCTGCTGCGGGTCATCAAGCCAGTGGTCAAAAAAGTAATTACGAAACTAAAAGAGGTCGTAACCCGCAAGAAGGAAGATCGCCCTTCTACTTTTGAACGTCAGAAGAACCAGCGGAAGGCGCGGAAATAGCGTGAACATGTGGGATCACCTTTTTAGGTGGAACGTAGACGACGATGTCTTCGCAAACTTGAGCATATCTACTGCCGGGCCTGAATTGGACCCTGGATTCAGCTAGCTGTCCGCATTGCTGGGCGCGGAATAATTCGTACTCAAGCCTTTTCGTTGCCAGCAACTGCTGTTGCAGCTCAATGTTTGTTTCTACGGCACGTTTACACCTAGCAGTTAAGCCACCATCTAGCGGCACTGTTAATGTCGCAGTTATTCCTATATTTAAATCGTGATTGTGTTTTTCGTAGCGTGGTATTTCTGAGTAGTAGAGAATCTTGCCAGGTGAATCAGGCTCACCATTATCGTCTTTATCAGCCGTTGAATAAACCGGCACCCTTGTTGTTTTTACATGTGGCGTAGCCCAACTGGTGCCACCAGTAACAAATGGACTCAAACTAATTGATGGCCCAGGGCACTGAATCCCTTGCGACATCCGATAAGTCGGAAACGGTCCTGTTAACATCTGATACGCATTATTAGTAACTGACCCGCTACTTGTTGCCTGAGGCGATGCCACTGTGGTGTTAGCTAATGACGAACCAGCGGTAATAGCTGCCAGTGCTATTTGAACACCGAGGTGCTTTCCGTAACGGATGTTGTGGTTATGGTGCGGTTGATATTTGTTATGTTGTCGAGCCCTGGAGCAGCAAATGATTCTGTCAAGCTCCAGTCGCCACCAGGGTTGACGATTTTCCATTGAGGTTTTGTCTCAAGTTTTGGTGATGTCCAGCCAAACCTAACCCCGGCCACGGTTTGTGTGTTTGTTGCCGTGGCTTCAGGCGAAATTGCAGAACCTTTTATCGGTTGGACATTTTTGCCCATCGCTGAGTATGTGTAACCGGTGCGAAAACTATGGCTTACGATCTGCTCATTAATTTGAGTTGTTGATTCAGTTTTGCTGGTCAAAGTTCCAGTTGTGAATTGAGGCGTGATTGGTGCGCCAAAAGCTGCAGAAGGCAGCAGCAAAAGTAGCAGCCAAGCTTTAGTCAATTTCAATGGACTGCGAGTTGGAAAGAATGCCACTCGTGCCAGCTCCACCTGCGGTGACTGTTATGGCACCTGCAGCACTCGCTGTAGCGGCTAGATTCCCTGCAACTCCGCCTGAGCCGGTTACTACCGTGCCAAAAGCTGGAAGGCTTGTGACGTTGCCGGTTGAAACTGAAGTTGCGCTGGGGATCGTATCCGCTTCGACGTAAGACTCAGTAACAGAAAATGACTGGCCAGTCGTGCTTTGGGTGAAGTCGGTGTCAGTCAGTGCGGGCACTCCATCTGTGATGCTGCTGAGGTTGAGCCCTCCAATAGCACCGCTCGTCGTAGAGCCGCCTGAAGTAACAGATGGCGTGACGTTAGAACCTGTTACTGAATAGGTTGAGCCCATGCGAGTGGCTGAGCTGTACGCCTGATCAACCGAGACCTGGGCGCTTTGGACCAGCTTGTGAGTTATGTCAGCCGACGCAGGACTCGCGGCAAAAAGTGTTAGGCAGGATACAAAGAGAAAACGCCTCATTTTGGCTTAGACGTAGTTGTTTCTGGCTTGATTGTAGGGTCTTCTTTTTTCTTGCCATTGGCGCGTTTGATGTTGACCCCCACCGACGAAAGAGTCCCAGTCAACAGACTTGCTGGGAAAGTCGGGTCCATGGCCTTGACGTGGCCTAAATAGTTAAGGGTCAGCATTGCAATTGACCACGTAAGGACAGCAAGTTTTACAAAATCCGCCAACGGCGTTGATTCTGATTCTTGCCCCTGTTCTTGCTTAGCCTGTTCTTCTGCCATGATTAGTGCAACGCTATTGGTCGAATGGTGG